GAGCACCTCCTTGCCAAGGAGGGGGTCGCGAGTTCGAATCTCGTTTTCCGCTCCACCTTTTAAGGCGACATAGCCAAGCGGTAAGGCAGAGGTCTGCAAAACCTTTATCCCCAGTTCGATTCTGGGTGTCGCCTCCATTTTTATTTCTTAAAAGGTGTTAAGTAGTTATGTCTGCCGCGGTGGCGGAACTGGCAGACGCAAGGGACTTAAAATCCCTCGGGTAGTGATACCCGTACCGGTTCGATTCCGGTCCGCGGCACCAATAAGCTCAGACAACCTTCTGTTGTCAGGCTTAAGGTGATAGTCTTATCGACAATAGTCACACGTTTTACAAGCAATTCAATCGCTTGTTTTGCGTAGTGGCTATTTTTTTTTGCAAAAATTTCCTCACGCATATGCTTCAGCAGGCTGATAATTTTTGAAGTATCAATATCCGGTGCAGATTTCACAGTAGTTTCGCAAATTTCGTTATTGATGTTGCGTAACTCTTCCTTAGCCTTTTTCAAACGCTGCATATCAAATTCGTCTGCGTCACCGTCTTCAATGACTTGATACAGGTTATTGAGCTTGCGTTCTGCCGCTGCCTTGCGTTGCAGTAAAACAGTTGTGGCGTTCTTAGCTTCCTTGTTAGCGTTGCTGAAAGCGGTAGACATAGAATCCGCTACACGCTGAATGCCTGCATCGGAAAAGATTTCTCTTTCCAACGTCGACATGATCCAGTGCTCAATCACTTCTGCGCGTATCATTTTTTGTTTGCACCGGTCCGCAGGCACTCTATCTTTCCTTGCGCATGAATAGTAGTAGTACATATTGCCACGAGTACAGCAGGAATATCCCTGCATTGCACTTCCACAATAACCGCAGAAGAATTTACCGGACAGCAGATAATCTCTTTTGGCTGTGTATGCGCCGCCTTTACGTTTTTTGTTCAGAAGCATCTTCTCCTGCGCTTCCAAAAAGGTTTCTTTTGAAACAATGGCAGGAATAGCGTCGGGGATAGAGATAAAATCGTTAGGGCGCGCGTAGGAATGGCTGTTGCGGCGCTTTGTTTTGGGCACGCGATTAAATGTATACGTTCCCATATACCGCTCATTACGGAGAATATCATGCAGACTGTTCTTCGGAAAGTTTTTTCCGCTACGTGTAGTGTATCCGCGTGCGGCGAGTGCCAGGCAGATTTCGCCATATCCTTTGCCGTCAAGATATAAGTTGAAGATGAGGCGAACCGCTTCAGCTTCTTTCTCATCAATCACATAATGCTTATCTACTATTTTGTAGCCAAGCGGAGCATAACCGCCATTGAAGATAGCTTTATAAGCGTTTTCATTCATGCCTTTTTTAGTTTCCTTTGCAAGGTTGCGTGAATAGTAAGCTGCCATACCAACCATTACTGTTTCCATTACCTGACCTTCGGGCGAATCGGTATCAATGGGCTGAGCAGCGTATTCGTAGCGTATACCGAGCTTTTCTAATTTGTCCTTGAATATAAAGTAGTTAAGCTCATTACGTGAATTGCGGTCTATCTTATGGAAAATAATAACATCGAATTTGTTCTCCATAGCATCAGCCATCATCTGATTGTATGCGTCACGTGTTAGGGTACTGCGTCCGCTTTTCGCTTCATCGACGTATTCTTTGACTACAGTATAGCCTTTGCTTTTGGCGTAGGCTTTGCAGGCGCGGACTTGTGCGTCTATGCTTTCTTCACGCTGCATATCAGACGAGAAGCGAGCATAGATTACTGCGTTTAACATAATAACATCTCCTTCGTTTGGGTGAAGTCAACGAATTGATAAAATAGCCGCTCCCAAACCAGTCGATTTCGACCATGTTGGAAGCGGCTGTTTTAATTTAATTCCCGGAAATAACCTTGTATATACCTTTACCGAGGAACTGTGCTATATATAAGCTAACAATACCTTTAATGATAACGGGCATTGCCATATGAGCATTCCCAATAACCGAAATCAGTGCAATAAATCGAGCAACATTTAATCCGGTTGCTATTCCTGGATGTTCAAAAAATATTCTTCCATTAGAATTTTTAGCAAACCCATACATTACGGAAAATACAATTACCAACCACATAAATTATCCCTCTCATAAAACGACTATACATAAAATCATAACAGCCAACAATGCCATGCAAGCAATAGCAGAAGCACAGCCACAACCAGCATTAGCACTTTGCCCATTCAAAACACGAGCAAAAGAGTTAATAACATCCTGACGAGTTATATTGTAAAGTTCTTGTGCTACCGTGGCAGGAATGACATAGGTTCGCACTTGAAACATAAAAGCCATCTCCAAACTGTTTTTCGAAGAATATTCATAGGACGTGCTTACAAAGGAATCAAATGTAAGACCATAATTCATAGATGCAGGCATTCTTTCCATGCCATTTTTCAACTCTAAAGATAATGTGTAAAAAATATCGTTAAATTGTTCTTTATCAGATACATTGCTACGAATTTCTTCTGTTGCAATCACATACTTGAATGCCAAATATTCGGCCATAACATTATCTAACCAATCTGTTTGACCGGTTTTGTTGAGATAATTATAGAGGTATTTCGCCCCTGCGTCAGAGGTTGTATAAATTACTGGAGCAGCTTTTCTAGCAAATTCTCCTATATTCATTCATTACACTTCCCGTCAAAAAATAATATAGTTTAGCATCCGCCCCAAGGTCGAGACGGATGCATTTGATGATTAGAATAAATATCCCGACCGAGCAGTACTTATTCTATTCATCCCGCCCTGCGTTATGCGGGGCTTTTTTCTTGTAAAGCTTAAACTCACTTCGCCGTATCTTTGCGGCATAGTCACAAAAGGGTACCCCGTATGTTCAGCGTAAATATACTCCATAGCTTCCACAGCCACCAGCTGGTGAGTGTAGGGAAGACTGCGGAACAACTCACACGCACGGAGAAATATCTCTAGCTCTTCGTCGCTATTATCCATTTTCATCCACCATCCTTTCTCCATAGATTATGTTGGCGACATAATTGTCGGGAACATCGACAATAGCAAAAGAAGCGCATTACGAATCTTATTTAGCGGCTTTACGCATTTTATCTAAGTCAAGATTAGAGTTTACTTTTTGTTCTGCTAGCATAGCATATGCAGCACCCAAAAGACGTATTTTAAATTTATCGTCCATCTTGCCATATAAAGCCAAAAGCTCATTAGCATCTTGCGGCAAATCGGGGGCAGAAGATTCGTTGCAGTCTTTACCCAGCAAGAAATCAACACTAACACCGAAAAAAATGGACAAAGCTTTTAATGTTTCTAAATCTATCTGTCTATCTCCGTTTTCCCAACGCGAAACAGTATTTTGGTTGACGTTAAACTTTTGAGCCAATTCTTTTTGGCTCAATTTGTGCTTCTTTCGGAGCATAGCTAAGTTTGACAACATTTTTACCACCTCTCCCTACATATATAATATCCTTTTTCGGGATAAAAAACAACAAATATAATCCCTAAATGGTTGACTTATATATCCCGATATGGTATTATATACCTAAAAGGGATGGAAAGAGGTGAGCATATGCGTGAGTGGTTGAAAACTCTAAGAGAAAATCGAAAATTTACCCAAACTGATATGGGTAAAAAACTAGGGATGAGTCAAAACACATACTCTCGCCTAGAGTTAGGGCAGTATCAGCCTAAATTAAATCTTCCGACAGCCGAAAAACTGTCCAAAATATTTAAAATCTCACTGAAAAAAATTAGTGAGTTTGAAAGCAAAAAATAAAGCCTCCCATACAGGAAGGCAGAAAGAGAGGGGAGCGACAGTGATTAGACCGCCGGAAACATATCAGTTAGAGAACGGATATATCGGGATTGTAGAAAATCCCGGTGCCGTTGCTGAAAATGATGCTGCATTGGCAATGCTGGCGAAATGGTGGTTGCAAATCGCCATTGATAAAGGGGACATCCCCGAATTGAAAGGAGTTGTTTTAAAGTGAAAAGACTGTTTTTCTTAGCTGTGCTGCTGGTTACGGCAGCGGTATTCGTTAGTGGTTATGGCGTAACAAGAGCCGTAACGTATCAATCCTACCATGTAGGAGAGGGCGAAACCTTGTGGGATATTGCATCAGAACACATGGTTGAACAGGATAAGACACGTGATGTGCGTGAGCTTATCCACGATATAGCAGAGTACAACGGCTTACATGGGAAAACATTGCAGGCAGGCCAAACAATCATCATTCCTCTTGAAAAAGAGGTAAAAAAATAAGCTCCGCGGTACAACGAAACCGCAGAGCGTGTAGGGGAAAATGCTAGCCATAAAAACCCTACACACATTATAACACAATTCCATGAAAAGGAGATATGAAAAATGTGTGAAGGAAGAATTTCTCTTGAAGAAGCAAAAATGCTTATGGCTGACCTGACGTCGAGAAAGAACGCCAAACAGCCGAAATTGACAACCAAACAATGGCTGAACCAGCATAAGGTTTGCAGCCTTTGCAAATTCCAGGCAACTTGCCACCATAACCCGGTTCAATGGGTGCAGGAATGGGCAGACGATGAAGCAGGGGAGTTTCACCCTAGAGTAAATCGTTCGCTGACCACGGGCCAATACAACGCCTGCTGCAAATGGGACGGCGAAACAACAATGTCCCTTATGGAATCGCTTAAAAAAGCGAAGGAGAGAGGGGAAGTTGTATCATGAATGCTGTAACAGACGCAAGATACGGCTTATGTTTTGACGTTGAAACAACTAACTTTAACGATTTTGCCAACCCCGGCAAAAACGATGCAGAATTCCATGCAGCCGTAATGCTCATGAAATCAAACTGCGAAAGAATCATGGAAGCCATTAAAGAGTACGAAGAAGCGTACAACGCAAATAAGGAGTAGTGCATTATGGGACTGTTTAAAAAGGCAGAGCGTAAAAAAGCGTTTTTGAAAATTGCTATTACCGGTGTTAGTGGCAGCGGTAAAACTTACAGTGCATTGCAGTTGGCGCAAGGATTAGGCGATAAGATTGCAATGATCGATACGGAAAACGGCAGCGGCGAACTGTACAGTAATCTGTGCGAATACGATGTAGCTCCAATGTCAGCACCGTTTACACCGGAAAAGTACATTGATTACATCCATGAGGCAGAGCAAGCAGGCTATAACGTGTTGATTATTGACAGTTTGTCTCATGCGTGGGCAGGCGAAGGCGGCGTTCTTGATTTTGTCGACAAGAAAGCAGCGACAACAAGAAGCGGTAATAGCTTTACTGCATGGAAGGACGCTACTCCGAAACAAAACAAGCTTGTTGATGCAATTCTTCAAGCAAAAATGGACGTGATAGTCTGCATGAGAAGCAAGCAGGCATACGAGATTGTTGAAAATGAAAAAGGAAAAAAGATGCCGATAAAAATGGGATTAGCTCCTATTCAGCGAGACGGCTTAGAATATGAGTTTACAGTAATGTTCGACATTAGCGTTGAGCGTCATATGGCCGCTGCTACAAAAGACAGAACCGGATTATTTGTTGATTGGTGTGAAGTAATTACTCCGCAGACCGGCAAAAAGATTCGTCAATGGTGTGATAGTGGTGTAGAAATCACGGAAAATAAATTCGTTAAGCTTGAATATGGGAAAGCGTATGTGCGTACCCGTAATGGTATGACAGATATTGTAGAACTGACATACGAACAGTTAGAGCAACTGCTTCAAGCTCCAAATTATAGTTTAGCGCATAACGCAATAAGGAAACGCTTAGAGCTGATAGAAGCAGCACAGGCAGAAATCCCCGAGATGAAAGAACAGCAAGAAGATTTTAGCGCAGCAGAAATTGAAGAAGCTGCCAATGCTAAGCCTCTTAATAATGCGGTGTTTAAGACACCAGAAAGTGGGAAAAATGAGTAAAAAAAGCATTCTTCAGTCAGAAAAAGAGTGCTTTATGTGTGGTACGGCGCTCAATCTTGAGCGCCATCACGTTATCTTCGGCACTGCTGGCAGAAAGATTTCAGACAAACTAGGCTTAACAGTCTGGCTGTGTCACGAGCATCATCAGGGCAAATTCGGTCCGCACCAAGACAGAGAAACCGACCTGCGGTTAAGAAGGTTCGCTCAATCCTGCTATGAAGATAAACATAGCAGGGACGAGTGGATGGAGAAAATCGGGAGGAATTATCTGTGAAGTTTGAAACGAAGAGTATCAACTACTTCAATGGGTGCTTGCAACTTCCTATTCCGGTATCTGCTATAGCTGAAGCAGGCAAATTGCAACAGGCCTGCAATGGCGGCAAGACCTTAACTGTTGAAGTCAAGGTAAAGCGAAACACACGCAGTAACAACGCTAATAGTTATTGCTGGGCGCTGTGTACCGAAATAGCCAAGGCGATACGCTCATCGAAGCATGAAGTGTATCAGCAGGCCATACGGAGCATCGGAGCATTTACGGCGAATCTCATAAGAGAAGATGCTGTAGAGCGGTACACCGAACACTGGCAGTCGCATGGTGTTGGGTGGCTAGTCGAGAACATGGGGAGAAGCAGTTTCCCTGGTTATGTTGTTCTCGCCTGCTATCACGGCAGCAGCGTGTATGACACAAAGGAGATGAGCCAGCTTATAGACTGGCTCATTGATGAAGCTAAGAACGTCGGTGTAGACGTTATCAGCGACGCTGACAGGGCGTTGCTGTTGGAGGATTGGCATGAAGTTAAGAAAAAAACAGTTTAAGAAGTATGTTAAGTGGTTGTCGAAGAGGTGGTGGAGAAAAAATGGCTGTTATGCGAATTGTTAAGAACAACAACTTCAGCATTGTGTCTAACTCTATCATCCGGGACACAAGATTGTCGCTGAAAGCACGTGGCTTACTGATCCTCATGCTTTCGCTGCCGGACTGTTGGCAATTCAGCATTAAAGGGCTGGCAACGTTGAGTGGTGAAGGTAATGACAGCATCCGTGGCGGCATCAAAGAGCTTGAAGAAGTCGGCTATCTGAGCCGCAAGCGTAAGCATCTGCCGAACGGCAGAATTGGTGAAATGGAATACACTCTCTATGAGCAGGCACAGCCTAAAGATGAAAAGCCTGCGTTGGATTTACCTACATTGGAAAAACCTACGCAGGAAAAGCCTATACAGGGAAAACCTACGCAGGCAAACCCGACACTATTAAGTACTAATATAATAAATACTGATTATATTAAGAACAGAGAGAGAGAGAATAAAGAACCGAAGGAAGAACAGAAATTACTCTCTCGCCTTAATAACCAACCTTTACCGCTTGAAATGGCTCAGTTACAGAACGAGTATTTCAAACGCTTCTGGCTGATGTATCCACGGAAAGCGAAACAATTCCAGGCACAGCTTGCATGGAACGCGCTCCCAGTAGACGTAGAGCTGTATGAGCGTATCTTGCAGGCTGTTGAGAAGTATAGCAAGACGAAGCAATGGGCAGATAAAACTTACGTGCCTTATCCGGAGAACTTTCTTGACGGCAAGCGGTGGGAAGATGATATTCCCGAAGATACACCGAAGCCGACACGAAAGAACGATGTTGCAGCGGCGGCTGAAGCTGTTGTCGCTGGCTTAGAGGGAATGGAGTGGTAGACATGGACAAGAAGCAGAACTGTATCGAGATAGCGAAGCATATGGCTGTGCTGTTTGGTGCTTTTGGACAAAGCAGCGACATAGACCGTCAGAAAATCTACGTCGCTGACCTTGCGGACTTCTCGGCGGAGCTTATCGGTTTAGCGTGTAAAAAACTGCGCTATGAATCTCACTTCCTGCCGACGATTAGCGAAATTATCGAAGCGGCAAGAAGTCTTACCGCAACGAATACAGGCAAGCGCTTGCCGTCATGGGCGGAAGCTCAACACGAAATTGAGCAGCAGTTGAACATCGCTGGCAATTACAAGAAACCCGAATTTAGCTGCAAAGAGATTGAGCAGGCTGTAAAGGCGTATGGATGGCTTAATCTTTGTATGGCTAATCAAAGCAGTATCAGCAACGCTTGGCATCAGCTCAGCAAACTTTACGAGCAGACTTGTAAATATCAGCGTGAAAAAGCGACAAACCGCTATATCCTTAAAGACAAACCGCAAGGCTTTTTAGGATATACCGAAGCAAAGAATGACGGCTTGTGCTTGCTGGCGCTAGTGTTGGGGGAGAAAAAGTGAAAAAAGATTGGAGCTTATTGGTTGGTGCAAAGCATGGAACGCTGACTCTAAAACAGGTCGCAGGATCTGACAGAAACGGCTTCACCTACTTGCTGTGTCAATGCGACTGCGGCAATGAAAAGGTTGTCAAAGCAACAGACTTTACACGGTGGAAAGTAAAGACCTGCGGAAAGCTGGAATGTAAGCGCAAGGCAAGAGGTGTGCTGACGTTACCGGAAGAGCAGGAGAGTTTTCCGCCGTATACAGGCGAGAGAGTTAGTGCTTTAGAGCAACGAATCAAACCACGTTACTTTTGCAAGGCCGTTGCCCCGGAGTGCGTGATAAGCACTCTGCTGCACATCTGCTGTTGTGAGTGCGACCGACCTTGCAAGAGGTGTGAGAATACGCCGCAGAAGTGCGGAGCGAGGGAGAGAAAGAAATGCAATTCGTAGATTTTTTCGCAGGAATAGGCGGCATTCGCTTAGGCTTAGAGCAAGCCGGGCATAAATGTGTCGGTTTCTGCGAGTTTGATAAGTACGCCAGGACGGCGTATAAAGCGATGTACGATACGGAAGGAGAATGGGAGAATCACGATGTACGAACAGTTAAGCCTTATGATGTTCCAGCCGCAGACCTCTGGTGCTTCGGCTTTCCGTGCCAAGACATCAGCGTCGCAGGCAAGCAAAAAGGCCTGCAAGAAGGTGAGCGAAGCGGATTGTTTTACGAAATTATGCGACTGCTTGCCGGCCGTAGGCAAGAAGATAGACCTAAATGGCTGCTCATTGAAAATGTTAAAAATTTACTTAGCATTGGAAACGGATTTGATTTCGCGCGGCTGCTGTGTGAAGTGGGGAGGCACGGGTATTCTCTCCAATGGGACACTCTCAACAGCAAAGACTACGGCGTTCCCCAAAACAGGGAAAGGGTGTTCATTGTCGGATATCTTGGAGACATCCGTGGACGAGAAGTATTTCCTCTCCAACGAACAGACGGCGAGAATCCTTGCGAACTCAACGAGATAACACAAGGTTTAAGCATGGCATATCGTGTGTATAATCCGGACGGAATAAGTAAAACGCTTGCTGCCGTTGGCGGTGGTGCTGGTGCTAAAACAGGCTTGTATGCTGTGAAAGTGCTAAAGCCGTATGGCTCAACAGGCGGTGTGTGTGGCTTAAAAATTGCCGAAAATAAAACAGGTATAGCGTCAACGTGTGTTTCAAGAGATTATAAAGGCATTAGCAGAAACAATTTAACGCGTAAGCAGACTTGTTGCGCAGTGCTAACGCCAGACCGAGAAAAGAAGCGACAGAACGGCAGACGAATAAAAGAGCCGGGAGAGCCTAGTTTTACTTTAACAGCGCAGGACAGACACGGCGTAGCAATATTCGATGACCAAGGGCGCAAGAATAAACAACTGAAGCCGATGGATATTTGCCCGACGCTTAGAGCACAAAGCCACGGCAACGAGCCTAAAGTGTTTGGCGATAATGTCCGTATTCGCCGCTTAACTCCTCGTGAGTGCTGGCGTTTGCAAGGCTTTCCCGATGAATATTTTGATAAAGCAAGGGCAGCAGGCATCCGCACAATCAGAAGTTGCAACTTGTTACATGGAAAAATGACAATATGTGGGTGCTTTATCGTCCTATGAGAGCTGATGAACAGGCGGAAACTTACACTTATCAAGAAGATAGCAAGTTTGGACTTATAGAAGCAAAGATTACCATCCGTGAAGTAAAAAGATAAACAAGGAGGGCGAACAATGGATAAACAAGAAAAGCTCATCAAGGCTGTTAATGCAGAGCTGGAAGAATGGCTTTGCTCCGGTGATACTGATTATCTGCATAAGGCTATGGCTGTTATCCGTGCAGAGATTGACAATGAGGAGTGAGTATAAATGTTAAAAGGCAGAAAGAAAAAGAATCACGGCTTCCGGATGATGGAGCGTGAAGGCAAGGCGATTAGACGCAAGGCACAACTCAAAACAGGCAAGGCAAAATGCTCAAAAAGATGTATTGCAATCCTCGTGTATTATTCAACGCATAATGTTTGCAATACCTGCGCAATGGCGAAAAAATCGCCTTATCTGTCAAAAGCAAAAAAGTATATGTACTTTCGCAATAAACGTGCCCGCCTCAAGATGTATTGGGGTGGCGTTGAGCTGGGAATGATTGACGAGCACTGCTATGATTATTGGCTTGGGAAAAGGGATGAAGAATAATGACACCAGAACGTAAACAATGGTGGGATAGCATGCCGACAAACGAAAGAGAATTGCGGTGGCCTTAGATGCGAATCGCAGATGGGGCGGTAGAAAGATTGAGGGGGTGTAGATAATGAACGAACCGATTATTTCACCGTGGTTGATATACTGGGCAGGCAGAATAGAGTTTATAAAAATAATCTGCTGTGTAGTAGGCCTTGTAGTAACTGCGTTTGCCGTGACGGCTGCAATGGCAGTCTTGACAGATGATTATAAGCATGACGAATCCGTCAAGGCACTCAAAATACTTGTTTGTGCGGCTTTTATTTTGGATACGCTGGCAGTATTCCTCCCAACAAAAACGGAAATATTTGCCATGTATGCTGCTGAGCGTATAACGCCAGCCAACATCAATGCTACAGGCGAATTTACCGGAAAGACAGTAGACACGCTGATTGAGAAGATTTTAAAAGCAAGCAAAGCTGTGAAGGAGTGATAACATGGCTAAAAATTTAATCCCTGAAATCGCTCGTATGTTGGGCGTGGAGCTGGGCGAAAAATTTGAAATTAAAGGTTCTAAAGGATTGGTTTATAAATTTGTAGACGATGAACTGATAGTAAACAGTACCGACGACAAAGGAATTTCCGGTCTAACTGCTAATATGACATTAGTTAGTCTGTTAAAAGGCAAGAGAGAAATCATTAAGCTGCCGTGGAAACCAAAGAAAGGCGAAACTTATTATACCTTTGAGCTTTTAGGTGACAAATGGGTTGTTCGCTCGTCGCGGTGGGGCGGATTCCCGAATGAGTATGCTCTGCTAGACAAAGGCTGGGTATATCGCTCACAGGCAGAAGCAGAAGCTGCGCTCCCTGCCGTTGCTACGGAAATGGGGGTTAAGTTTATATAAGCTTTATAAGAGAAAACTGCAATATGTTGCAAAAATCTCTTGTAACTGTTGCAAAAAACGCAACAGCTCACAAAAAATTAGGAGATGGTGAAAATGGAGTAAGAAACAAATGTTAAAAAAATCAATACAATTACCGTCAGCAGTAAAACATTTTCCGGACGCGCAATGGTGTATCAATGTACAATGTGTCAATCAAGATTTGTAGATATGGATGACAATTATCGCCTTTGCCCTTATTGCGGAAGAAAAATTATAGGCATTGAGTAAATAGCCCTAGGGTGCGGCGGCTGGGTTGCCGAATGGCAGTAGATGTTAGTTGCGAATAGGAATTGATGAATATTCGTAGCGAAGCCGTATAGCTGATGTCAAGAATTCCCACGCCGCCGCTTTTTATAAAGGAGTGATACAAAATGATTGATTACAAGAAAGCACAGAAAGCTGATAAATTGTTGTTGGAAAGTGGTGTTCCGTTTATGCTTGCTTATGACAATACCGACAAGCATATGATTTGCCGTGCGTTCGGCAACTATCCAACACTTAAAGAGTTTATAGTGACGATGATGGTGCAGGCAGTAGTAAACGTGCAGAGCAAATACGGCGAAGAAGCAGCTATGAAGGAATTGATGGGCATGATGACAGAAGCAGCACAACAGTATTGCGAAGAAACAAAGAAAGCAGCAGAGAAACATGAGGTGCTGAATTAATGAAACGCTACCTTGTATGGTGGGAAAGTATAGCGTTCCCCGATATGGGAATGCCGGACGGCGTATACGCTGAATCACCGGAAGAAGCAAAAGCGAAAGCAGAAGCGGAAGCGCCAGAAGAATTTAAGGCGGTCTATTATGTTGACTATGTGAAGGAGGTACAGAAATATGAGTAAAGGTTTAAGCGAATTTATGTATGGCCAGTTTGACGAATTGAAGGCGCTGTTTAAGAAAAAGCATGAACAGTATTCCTCCGGCGCAGATGAGCTTGCCAACTTCCGGCGTGGCGCGCTGCTGAACGGACGTAGCGACGATGCAGAGGGAATGTTTGAGGAGCTGAAAGCGTATGCAGCAAAGCATATCGCTTTTGTTTATACTCATGATATTCATGGCGATAAAATTGCCGAAAGTCTGAAGGATATTGCCGTATATAGTCTGATTGGCTTGTATATGGCAGAGCTGGCGAAGGCTGAGGACGAAGAAACATATATCTAGGGGCCTCGCTTCAACGATGCTTTAATTGCAGCTGCAAACGAAAGCGTTAGAGCTTTTCGCGAGGCGCAACATAAACTTAATTCTGTTCGTGCGGTGCGGGATAAGAAAGCTAAGGAGGATGAAGTCAATGAATAGCATTGTTTTGTTGGGTAGAATGACAAAGGACGCAGAAGTCAGATATACTTCGACCGGTAAGGTTGTAGCGAGTTTCTCACTGGCCGTCGACAGACCTTACACCGGTGAGGACGGCAAGCACGAGGCTGATTTTATCAACTGCGTAATCTGGGGAAAGAGTGCTGAAAACTTAGGTAACAGCGTGCATAAGGGACAGCGCGTGTTGGTGGAAGGCCGCTTGCAGATTAGACCATACACCGACAAGAACGGCAATAAACGCACGGCAGCAGAGGTTGTGTGCGGACGTTTTGAGTTTATCGAGCGCAGAGAACAGTCCGGCAGCCAGGGAGAACCGGAAGGCATGGAGAGTTTTGGACAGCAGGTTCCGTTTAACGAGGAGATACCATTCTAATGGCGTGGAGGAAATATCATAATCGGAAAGTGGTTATCGACGGCATAACCTTTGACAGCCAGCGGGAAGGCGACTATTACTGCGAGTTGAAGATGCTGCGAATGGCGGGAGAAGTTATAGACTTTGAGCGGCAGGTAACGTTTGAGCTTCAGCCTAAGTTTAAACACTCCGGCAAGACGGAGAGAGCGATTAAGTACATCGCGGATTTTGTTGTACATTATAAGGACGGCCGTACCGTTGTCGTTGATGTGAAAGGTGACAAGACAGACGTATATCGTATCAAACGGAAGATGCTTCTATACAAGCATCCGGACATGATTTTTGAAGAGGTATAGAACATGATTAATGTTAAGAGAATGATTGAATTCTGCTGGCAGCACGAAGAAGATGTTCGGCGTGCGATAGCTGAGAAGCGTTTAGACAACGGCGGAGTAGTCACCGGCGGCGGAGGACACTGCCGAGTCAGCGATCCTACGGCTCAGAAGGCTATCCATAATGTATCTGACGTGCCGTGTGTAGAGGTTGAGTATGGAGCATATGTTAATGATATGCGTAACGTTATGACCATTAAGCGGCCGTTACAATGGCTTAAAGCAGCTCATTGGACTAAAGAGCACTACGCCGATAAGCCGCAGGGCGAGTTGATTAAGCTCAAATATAACGAGAGCATGCTCAGAAATGATATTGTAGAGATAATGGGCATCAGCCAGGCTACATACTATGTGATGTTAAGCGATATATTTACATACGCTGAAGGCCTAGCGGCAGGGCTAAAACTGATACCACCGAAGCGGTGAAAATAGTGGGGAGAAATCTCCGCTATTTTTATTTTAAAAACGCTTGACTATTGGACACCAATATGGTATGATAAAGGAAATCAAGGAGAAATCCTAAAAGGAGGAAGAACAATGAAGAACGAAGCATTGAAGAACGCTTTAGAACAGGCTGTTATCGACAGCAACGAGGTTAGAATCAAAGAGGTGATGCAGAGCGTAGGCATCAGCCACGTAGCTGCTAACGATTTAGCGGTGATGTGTAAGAACATCATCAGAAATCATCCGGAATATCGCCTCGTTAAATTTATCGAGCCGGGGCAGAATCCGAAAACTGCCAGCCTGCAAGAGTGCGGCGTGCTGTGAGTATGACAACGGCAGTGAGGAGTGTTATAAATGAGCGAAACACGAATCCTGCGCTGCCTTATCAACAAGGCAGGCGGTAACTCCGGTGCAGGCAGTAAGACGTATAGAACGACGCTGCCTGCTACGTGGATGAAGGAGTTGGGGGTCAGTGAGCACGATAGGGAATTGGAGCTGACTTTCGACGGAGAGAAAATCATCATCAAAAAAAATTTAAAAAACGCTTGACTATTGGACACCAATAGTGTATAATAGAGTCAACAAAGCAAAGGAGGAGAAAAACCATGAAGGCAAGATTCATCGTGAAAGATGTAGGGCGCAGCATTCCCGGTGTTGTCCTCAACAGACCGCATCACGGAACGTTGCTAAACGCAAAGCTGCGTGCCTATGCGACGTATAACGGATGTAGCATGGAGAAAGCCTTGGAGGCTTTCAAGAAGGCTCAACATCCGATTTGGGCGAAACGATTCGCCTACGAAAACGGCTGGCGGGAATGGGAAAAGAACACCGGTAGAAAAGCCGTGCTTGGTAACGGCAGCTACGGTTAAATTCTAGAATTGACAAGCGAGATTATACGTAGTATAATCAATAATGAAGAATTATAAAAAGACATCGGGAGAAAAACTCGGTGTCTTTTTGCTTTGTTCATAATTTTTCACACTTTCTTTTCTCCTCATATTCAGTCGGCGGAATCACTCCCCGCCGACAAACTAATCAACGTCGCTGTCACAGGCGGCGTTTTTTATTTGGTGACCGCAGGGACAGCGGGCCAACATCCTGCCAACGGCAACCCTCCTACGTTGGCAGGACACCAACAGCAAAGGACGTGTCATTATGGGTAGATTTGGGCTTAAGATAAACAAACTGATGCAGGCTTTGGAAAGCCAAGGCGAGATTTATATGTTAGATCGTCGGCAGGTGTGGTCGGATAAACTGCATAAGAAAGTGCAGTCCCTGACGTTATCTAAGAGCGTTCCGATTGAAGAATACAACCGGGATAATCCTAAGCCGAAATCTACGCAGCATGAACGAGTTAAGGTGGCTGAATTGACCACGTTTAGCGAGGTTGAGATTGTGTTAGCACTGGCGGCTAAATGGAAGCAGGTGACGAGGAATGGCAGACGAGTCAAGAGCAACACCTGCTGAGTTAAACGAGCGACAGAAGAAGTTCGCCGATTACGTCATTAAGCTGGGCAGGAGAAACGCGAAGGAAGCCGCAGAGATAGCAGGTTACAGTAAGAAGACAGCGGGCGTACAGGCGAATCAACTCTTAAAGAACCTTAAGATTAAGGCTTATATTGAAGAGCGGATTAAGACAGCCGCAGAGCCTAGAGAGAGAGCAGAAGCAGAACGAAAACTTGTAGCAGACGGAGATGAGGTTCTCCGCTTCCTATCAGCGACAATGCGTGGAGAGGTTAAAGATCAATTTGGCCTTGATGCTCAGTTAAAGGACAGGTTGGCGGCGGCGAAGGAGCTGCAGCGTATTCTTGATGTCGCTAAGCCTGCGGAGCAGAACGGCGGCATTCAAACGCTAATCATAGAGCCGATATACGGAGCACCGGAGGCGGACGACGATGGAGAGTAGACGGAAGATATATTTTAACCCGATATTCCGCAGAGTCAATGAGAGCCGCCAACGCTACGTTGTTTTAAAAGGATCAGCTGGTAGCGGAAAGAGCGTCAACATAGCTCAACAGCTCATCCTAAAGCTGAGCAGCCAGGAATTTAAAGGAGCTAACCTGCTGTGCGTCAGAAAGATAGACGAGAGTAACAGGGACAGCACGTTCGCAGAGCTTAAAACGGCTATCTTCCGTATCTTCGGTGATGCATGGGAGCGCCATTGGAGCGTGCGAGAGTCACCGCTAAGGTTGACGTGCCTTGACACAGGCAACAGCGTTATCTTTAGAGGGATGAAGGATGATAGACAACGTGAGAAGGTTAAGTCAATCACGTCTGACAAAGGTAAACTGACGTGGATATGGGTAGAAGAAGCAACGGAGCTTACAGAAGAAGATTTTGACATCCTTGACGACCGCCTTCGTGGCAAGCTGGATAACCCAAATCTCTATTATCAGATGATAGCCACGTTCAACCCGGTATCGTCGACACATTGGCTTAAAGGGAAGTTCTTTGATAACCCCGACCCGAATGTTCTGGCGCACACATCGACGTTCAAGGATAACTTATTCGTTGATGCACAATACAAAATGCGCATGGAGCGCCGCAGAGAAAGAGATCCAGAAGGTTACAGAGTGTACGCGTTGACCTAAAAGACCTAGCGCGTGTAAAACCTGCTTAATTCGGTGAAACCCCTAACGTAAAGTCGAGGGCGATACCGAGCTAAGTTTTTATATATTTCACAAATCCCCGGTAGAGCGAAAACTTCTGGCGGTTACTATTGGAAGTATAAAAACTGAGTGTAACGACTATCGAAAACCAAATTGAAGCACTATCTGTAAAGGTGGTGCTTTTTTATTGAAGTTAGTAGAGTAAGGCTCAAGTGAGCTTGAAACAGCAGGAGTGCTAAATGCACTAAGATATAGTCTGACCTCATAGGAAACTATGAGAGAGTAAGCGGAAACGGCTTACTCGTAACAATAAATGTAGGTGAGTGGGGCCTGCTAGGCGGGCAGTACTTTAATAATTGGAGCGAGAACCTGCACGTTATCAAGCCTTTTAAGATTCCCGACGGCTGGCTACGCTTCCGGTCAATGGACTGGGGTAGCTATCATCCGTATTCCTGCCACTGGTATGCGATAGATTATGACGGCGTTATGTACGTCTATAGAGAGCTTTACGGCTACGGCGGTAAGGCAAATGTAGGGACAAAAGAACCCAGCACGCTTGTTGCTCAGCGTATAGCCGATGCTGAGAGCGCCGACAAGCGTTTGATTAGATATGCCGTGTTAGATAATGCCTGCTGGGGCAAACAGGACACAGGAGCGCCGAGTATAGCAGAGGAAATAAACAGAGTGCTGATGGATAACGGATGCATGATGTTTAATCCGTCTGTCAAAGGACGTGAGCAGGCTGGCGAGGAAATCCGCCTGCGTCTGCAAGGATGGGAAGATAAAGAAGGAAAGCGGCATCCCGGCATAAAGATATTCAACACGTGTTTTCATCTCATCCGCACGTTGCCGGAGATAACGCATGATAAGAATCAGCCGGAAAAATACGACACGAACGGCGAAGACCATTGCATCGACGATGTTGGCTATGCCTGCATGAGCAGACCGTGGAAGCCTACCGCGCCGAAGAAGCAAGGAAAGCGTGACGGCTGGAAGTTTGATTACAACAACGAAAGCAACAGCAGAAGAAGCTTTATGGGAGTGTAGGAATGATTAGATATGAGCTTAACATGACTCCAAACGATATAGAGTTAAAGGTCAGCGGGCATGATGAGGAACACAGCAAGGAGTTCCATGCAGTCTGCGGCATGGTGAGCGCTGTGTCACAGTCATGCGTGTACGGCATTGTACATTTCTGTGATGATTACGATCTGGCAGAATATGCGCCGGGGCGAATAAGAGTAAAGGTGAAGAACATGCCGACGGCGAGAGCGCTGTGCTTATCGTGTTTCGCAGGACTTAACGCCATTAAGCAGCAGTTCCCACGCGATTTTGAGGGGTGAGAGAGATATGTTAGATGATTTTCAATATGTCAAATCAGAGGACCATTCCGCAACCTTTGTCGCTGAGAACAGCAAACTGTTAAGGTATAAGCGGTGGTTTAAGGAAGCTGTGGAAGCACAGCAGAAGTGGCGCAACGTAGCGAGAGAGGATAGAGAGTTCTATTCCGGTAAACAATGGGCGGACGGCGATAAGAAAACTCTTGAAGATGCTAAGCGTCCTGCGATTACCATTAACCGTATCAAGCCGCTAATCAATGTTTTAAGTGGTTACCAACGTCTTAACCGCTATGATATTGACTTCCTGCCGAGAACAAACGATGATGACGAGCAGGCACAGATCCGAAAAGGCGTGACGAAGTACATCATGGACAGAAGTCACTACAACTACGAAGAGAGCGACGTGTTTAATGACGGCGTTGTTACCGGTATCGGTTGGTTTGAAGTAGGCTATAAATTTGACTGGCTGGCGCAGGACGGCGACGCATTTATCAGACGTGTATCTCCTTTTGACATTTACGCCGACCCGGAGAGCCGGGACAAGCATATGCGCGATATGAAATACGTTATCCGGGCCCGGTGGGTAGATAAGGATGAGCTTGCCGCCAAATATCCGCAGCAGGCAGATGAAATCAACGCCCAGACCGCCGCATATATGACGGAAGAAACAGAGAATGACAAAAAATACAATGAATTATGGTACTCACACGAAACGAAAAAGATTCGATTCGCTGAATGCTGGTACAAGAAGGCAGTGCAGAAGCAGCTATTTATCCTAAAGAGCGGCGAATTGGTGGAGCAAGTCACTGAAGATATGATAGCTTTAGGGATGATTCTACGGCAGCAAACTGTAACTACTACTGAGATTCGTATGTTAGCCTTCTTTGACAATGTTGTCTTAGAGGATATTCAATCGCCTTATAAGCATGGATTTATCCCGTTCGTTCCCTTCATCTGCTATTACCAAGGCGAGGACGATATTCCTTCCGGCGTTGTGCGTGACTTAAAAGACCCACAGCGTGAAATAAACAAGCGCCGCAGTCAAGAGTTGCATATCCTTAACACGCAGTCTAACGGTGGGTGGATTTCGGAAGAAGGCGCCATGTCACCGCAGCAGGAAGCATCATTTAAGCGGAACGCTTCTACTCCGGGCGCATTGCTTAAAGTCAACCCCGGTGCGTTATCCATGCAGAAGCTTCAAAGGCTTGAACCGCAAGCGCCGCCGTCTAACATCATTAATGCGTCGCAGGAAGCGATGAACGAAATGCCTAGCATAAGCGGTATCAACGAAGCTTTAATGGGTACAGACATCAGCAATTCTCAATCTGGACGTGCTATTGAGCTTAAGCAGAAGCAGGCTATTACTCATATCGCAGGACTGTTTGACAACCTGCGTATGGCTAAAGAGCTGATTGTAGATATGTTATGGGGAAAACGTGGTGCGCCTGGTATCATTCCGCAGTTTTATACGGAGCAAAAGACGTTTAGAATTGTAGGCGAGAACGGCGAACCGCAGATTGTTACTGTTAATCAACAGGTTCAGCAGCAGCAGGTCAACCCACAAACAGGCATGATTCAGACGATTACCAAGACGCTCAATGACTTATCCGTAGGCGAGTTTGATGTTGTCATTGCTGATACACCTGCTACATCGACACAGCGCACAGCTCAGTTCTGGAGCTTAGTCGATGCTTGCGGCAAATTAGGTATTCAAGGCAACATGATCATGGATATTCTGATTGACTTATCGGATATTCCGCAGAAAGCAGAAATCAAACGTAGGCTGAAAAGCCAGCAGGAAGAACAGGCGCAGGCACAGCAACAGCAGATGCAGGCTCAAATGGAGCTGGAGAAGCAGAAGCGACTATCTCGCAGCATCGCTTACAAAGACCTGCAATTACCTTTGCAGCTGCAACTGGCGGCGCAGGCAGGTATTCTACCGCAGCAGTACGCAGACGCGTTCCTGCAATGGAGTATTCAGCAAATGGCGCAGAGCATGGGTATTGGCGGTATGCCTAACATGGGACAGCAAGGCGTTATGCCACAACAACAATTACCGCAGATGCAACAAATGCCTCAACAGCCTACGCAACAGGCGGCGCAGTCACCATTGACGCAGGCCGCTATGAATGGTTTGGTTGAAGCGAATAAGCCGGTATTATAGGAGGTATAAACAATGGTAGCAGTAAGAAAGAAAAACGAAGAACAGCAGGAGCTTTTGGAAGCATTAGCTGAAAGCGCTGATACGCCTGCATCCCCTTATGAACGTCATGCATCTATTATGTTAGAACGCTCAACCGCCGTAGATAAGGCTATGAAGAAGCTTGACCAAGCTATGATTAATAAAGCATTAACACTGCTTGAAGCTAGCGGCGAGGGCGCAGGTGATTTAAAAATTAAACAGATTGAAACAGCGATTGATATTTACAAGGCGTTACAAGCTTTGTAGTCACAATCGCTTTTCTTATTCGTGCCGCCGACGATATGGGCGCATTTAGCCGACGGGCGTAAAACGTAAAGGAGTAATCACATATGTTTAACTTTAACTTCCAGATGTTTAATGACGATATTCCCGGTATTGATGCTGATGTTTTGGAGCAATTCAAGGACGAGCTGCCGCAGGAAGAACCTGCCGAACAGCCAGAACAGCAAGCAGAGGAGACTCACGCTGACCATCACAGCGACAACAAAGATGTAGAGCCGACCGAGCAAGAGACCGAGGAAGAAGATGAAGTTCCCGAGGGTTCCAATGTTCCATACAACAGATTCAAAGGCGTAAACGAGCGCATGAAGGCCGCAGAAGCGCGCCTACGTGAGTTAGAAGAAGAGTTGACGAAGTATAAGAACGCCGCCGCACCGCAGCAAGAACAGCAGGAATCCCCTGCACCTGCTGAACCGCCGCAGGCAGTAGGCGATTTTACCGTAGAGCAGATTAAGCTTATGACCGCGGAAGCACGCCGCAGAGCCGCTAAACAGCTCAATTTGTCCGAAGAAGATGTTGAGAACATTGAGTATAGCGACGACCCGAGCATTAAAGACTCTTACGACGCTTTGACTACTCAATATATGGGCGAAGTCAGAAAAGAAGTTACGGGATATGTGCAAAAACAGCGTGAATACCTTGCTGATATTCAGTCAACTACCGCCGAATACAAGAGCCGTTGCGCGAAGTTCCTTGCAGACCCGGACTATGAAGCAAAGTGGGACAAGGTATGCAAGGCAGCACAGAGCCGTGGACAACGCTTTCTTATGGCAGCTCAAGGAGCTATCGACCGTTTAGATCAGGGAAAAGGAACATCACAAGACTACTTCTTTGTCAAAGACTTTATGGACAGCGTACTCGGTGACTGGTCCGCACCAGCGGCTAAACCGAGCAAGCCAAACAAAAAAATTCAAGAAGCGGCAAAACTTCCTACTGCTCCCGAAGTGGGTGGCACTACCAAGGGCGATATTGTATGGGATACACCAACCATTACCAACTACATCAATAGCGGCAGAATGGATGAAATCCCACCAAATGTGTTGAAGCGCATTATGGGACAGCGAATCGCTCCCGGTGATTATGAGGAATAACGTCCGCAGAAAGGACTAATAAATGAAATTCGAGTTTTATTTGCAGATGTTTGCCAACACTACAGTTCCGGCAAACCTTGTAAAGAAAGTATGGGCAGCGCAACTTTGGAAAGAAGCACAGCGCGACAACTTCTTTGCTAAATTCACCGGTACTTCTACCGATTCTATCATTCAAAAGGTTACTCAACTGTCTAAAGAGAAGGGCGACAAAATCACTATTCCGTTGATGATGCGCCTTACCGGCGATCCGATTATGGGCGACGCTATGTTGGAAGGCAATGAAGAAGCACTTCAATTCTACGATTACAGTGTAACCATTAACCAATTCCGTCATGCTGTACGCTTAGAGGGCGCTATGGAAGAGCAGAAAACTATTCTTGACCTGCGCACCGCAGCAAAGGACGGCTTGAAAACCTGGCTGACTGAGTACATCGAGAACCAAATCGTGAAAGCATTGACTGCTTCTCCGACTACTAGCCATACTATGTATGCAGGTTCTAACACTGCGGAAGGCACGATCACCGCAACTGACCTGCTGACCACCGACATTATCTCCGCAGCAGCACGCAAGGCTAAAACTATGTCTCCTAAGATTCGCCGCCCGAAGGTTAACGGCAAGGAATACTACATTCTGCTGGTTGACCCGTACCAAGCGCGCGACTTGAAGAAAGACACCAAATGGATGCAAGCTCAATATAACTGTGCTGAACGTGGCATTGATAATCCATTGTTCAGCGGTATGCTGGGCGTATGGGACGGCGTAGTACTGCATGAGTATGAGAATTTGCAGCGGACTCAGACCGGTGCTTCTAAAGCTATGGTTGGCCACGCTTTGCTGTTAGGCTGCCAAGCTGGCGTGCAGGCTATCGGTAAAGAGCCGTTCTGGAAAGAGAAATCTTTCGACTATGAAAACAAGGTTGGCTTTGCTGTTGGCGGTATTATGGGCTTTGGCAAGTCTAAATTCAACGAAAAAGACTTTGGCATTGTACAAATTATCACTTCTTCTGCAAACGACTAATCGCATAAGGGCGGGGATACATTCCCTGCCCTTTTTTGTTCTTTATGGAGTTTTAAATTATGATGGAGTTTTAAATTATGATTGAGATTAAATCATTAATCGCAAGACTGCGGCGAACAATGAAGGATGAGGACGAGAACAGTTTTACTGATGAGGAGCTATTGGACTACATCAGCGACGGCGTAGCGTTTATCAGACGTATCATTCTGCCGGTCAATCCCGAGTTTATCGCTACTACTTTAGCTAGTGGCACGTTAGACAAGGGACAGAACGAAGTTAAACTGTCTGGCAGTATCCAACAGCTAGTCGACGTGCGTGTCAATGGGAAAAAGGTGCGTATGACAAACATTAACGCTATTGACGATTCAACCAACATCGGGCGAATAGACTGCTACTGTCTGCTAAACAGAAGCAAGATACTGTTCTTTCCTTTGCCGGAAGAACCTTGCACATATGAGATTATAGGCATTAAACAACAGCCGGAGCTGACGTTGGCAGACTCTACGCCATACAATAATGACTTTGACACAGCTATCTTTGAATATGCTGCCGTCCGTGCAGGCATGGGCGATATGTTCCAAATGTCGCAGGAGATGCAGATAATGACAAACGTAGCAGAGCAGGTGGAGAACCTTATCAGATGTACGAATAACAGCGAGGACAACTTTGTAAGAGGGTATTACTGATGGACGTTGATAAGCTCATACAACATATACCAAACAACGTAAGCGGTGACGGCAAGCCTTTTGTGGCCGCACTGAAAAAAGCGTTAATAAAGTACAAAGAAGATCTGAACAAAAAGATTGATGACAGCACATCAAGCGCAGGCGAAAAACCCGGACACGTCAGCAGTGTACAGTTATTGGAGCTACATTCAATCAATGACGGCGTTCGCGTCAACTCTATACAGGTGTCATGGGTAAAGACTACTGTAACCAACTATGCTAAAGCCGAGGTATGGTTTCGCACGGCTACGGATAAGGCATGGGAGAAGGCAGGAGAGAGCAGCGGCACACAGTTCGTTTACAGCGGTGCTACAACAGGCCTGACGTACTATATCAAGGTAGTAGCGGTAAACACTAAAGGCAACACGGCAGATTTTGACACAGCTCCGCAAGCTAGTATCAAAATCCAAGGCAGTCAGTATATCCCTAATCCGCCGACGCAGTTTGTGCTGACATGGGACGAGAAAGGCCCGTTATGGAAATGGCTGTTTGAGCCAAACGAATACATAGATTTCTTTGAATTGAGGTTAGACCAGAACCCCGGCGTTTGGAATGACAAGAGATTAGACAGCACACGAGAAACGTGGAGCAGAGCTAATCCCGGTGTCAGAAGCGGCACAGCTTATCTGTATATCCGAAACATCTTCGGTGAATATAGCGAACCTGCCGTGCATGAGTTTAATAAGGCGTTGCCGCAGAAGCCGACTTCCCCGCAGTTGACAAGCACGATTGACGGCGTTCGCATCAAAATGCAAGGCTTACCTCTAGGCGCAACAGGCTACAAGATTCATATCAAGACTAAGGATAGCCGAGAAACCGTTGAGGATGATTTCTATACCGTCAACAGCGATTATATTTACTTCTTCTTCATCGGACACATCACAGTCAAATACTGTTTTGTCGACCCGCTGGGCGACGGCGAATGGAGCGATACAAGCGAAGCGGACTGCAAAGCTGGCATTGATATAGGTCAAGTACCGACCATTGACTATACCAAATTTGATAAATTTACGCAGGATGCTATCGACAAGGCTAACAATCAGCCTAGCATTAATGACGCACTCAAAAAGCTGATTACTGATAATACCACGGCTATCAACGAGGCTAACAAACTGATTGACGCTAATGCCAACGGTATACATCAGAACACTGACAGTATTTCAAGCGTTATGACTAAAGTAAACGGCTTGAACGATAAAGTAGAGGGCATAGAGGGTACAGTAACCACACAGGGTACTGCTATCGTGCAGACTGCTGCTGATATTACGGCACTAGCCAAAAGAGTAACAGTCAGCGAGGGTACAATCAGCACTAACACTTCTTCTATTCAGCAGAACGCAGCCTCTATCACAAGCGTGGTAAGGCGTGTAGATACTGCCGAGGGCACGTTAAAAACCCACGGCACGGCCATTCAGCAGAACGCTGACAGTATATCTACAATCGCTATGGATGTTCAGGGGAATACGTCAGCTATTGAGCAGAACGCCAAGAGCATTACCGCTATTGTAGAGGACGTAAGAGGCAACAAGGCGTCTATCCAAACCAACGCCGACAACATTACCAGCATTGTTACAAAGGTTGATAAGCAAGGTTCGCAGATTAATAGCCAAGGTTCAGCGATTGTACAGAACGCTAACAGTATTACAAGCGTGGTTACGGAGCTGAACAAAAAACCTGCCGACTGCAATTACTCATCTATCAACCAACTGCAAGATGATATTCTGCTTTGCGTTAAAAAAGACGGCGTTATCAACGCTATCAATGTGTCAACCGAAGGCATTGTAATCGACGGCAACAAGGTGCATATCACAGGCGATACAGTCTTTGACAACAATGTTATCGTAGGCGGCATGATAGCTGCTGACAGTATCGCACTGGAGCACTTAAAGGCTAACTCCGTATCATCAGCCAAGATACAGGCTAACGCTATCACGTCGACTAAAATTGCCGCAGGAGCAGTGACTGCTGACAAAATTGAAGCAGGAGCTATTACGGCAGAGAAGTTAGCCGCTGACAGTGTGACTTCTGACGCTATACAGGCAGGAAGCGTTATCGGTGATAAGATAGCGGCGAACACGATAACAGGCAAACACTTTGCAGCAGCCAACATCGACTTGACAGGAGCTTTGACGATTACAGGCGGTAACGTCAAACTGAGCCAAGAGGGATTGAGATTAAGCAGTGACGACGGCTCATTTACCTTGTTTAATCAAGAGGGCATTAACTATATTGATGCTCACGGCATTACATATGCGCAGGTTAAAAAGATGATTATCGGCAAGGCATATGATGGGCAGTACATTAGATTCGCTGCTCCGTGGCCTACACCTCCGAGCGTTTTAATGTCGCCAATGACAATTAAAATCAACGATGAGAGCTATCCTGCCGCTACATTTTACCTTGTATGTGAGGCAACAGATATTACTGAAAACGGCTTTAAAGTCAACAATTACTTGCGATTAGACGAAGGCTCATATGGTGTAAATAACGATGAACGTACAGATAATACTAGCATTTACAATGTGCTGAAAATGGAAAAGTATTGGTACGGACATTATAGTTACTCTTATGATTTTAAAGTATCGAGCGACGTAATGGACGTAACATTCCCGGAAACTGCTAATTATATTGAGCTAAGTTTAGTTTTAGATATAAAAAATCCGTTAGCGTATTATGAGCACGGAAATGAAGATAACGGAAGTTCCGGCGGATATGTAAATGGCGGTGTTAATACTGATTATCCGAATGCAAATCGTGGGCACACAAGCTATGACAACTCAAAAAGAACGATTACGGCACAACTTTATATCGGAGAAACCAAACTATCAGAAGCAACATTTACTGTCACGAGTTCCTTGCCAAGCGAAAAAAAGAATTTTGTGTTGTCTGGTAGATTTGAAACTGGACAGACGAGAGCTTTTATAAGAATTATATGGAATATGAAACTGAACACTGGCGAACATGGCCCGTGGGAAACTTTATATAACGGCAGAAATTATATAGCTAGAGCTTGCTGCGCCGCAAGCGTCACAAAAGCTTACCACAAGTATTCTGCTGCTACATCAAAAATAGCTAGAGGATATGCAATGTTCCTTGTAACCGACGGCAGTACAAACACCTACACGGCTGAAGTGACTGTACAAGTCCTGATTAACTATGACGGCAATCCGTTGGCGGCAACGACAGTAACAGTTGACGGCGTTGAGCATACTACCAACTTAAACGGAATAATCGAAATGAGCGGCAACGGCTCAAAAGAGCACATATTCGCTTATGGCACTGCTCCGACTACCAAAGCGGTAGTCAACTATACTGACGGTGTTGTAACTACGATTGAGATTCAACCAGCCAGCATTACTTGCTATCTGCGCATATTGTATGACGGCAAATCGGTGGCAAACGATACAGTTACAGTCGACGGCGAAACTAAAACTACGGACGCTGACGGCAAAATCGAAATTGGCGGCGTTGATAAGCATACAGGCGATTATGTTGTAGCTTATGGCAATGACAGCACTAAAGTAACTGTAACCTATGTTGCTAACGGCGTAACCAATGTAGCATTGTATAGCATTGTCGATGGTAGCAAGGTATTCACCACCAAAGATAACGGCACGGAAACATTTACTGTTCCTGCTGGCATCACTAAATTACTGCTCACAGCAACAGTGAATAATGCTGACGTTCCCCAGGAAGAAGAAGTACAGTACAGTTGCAGTGTAACCAATACTGCTAACAATACAGTATGGGGATATGGCGAGGCGTACAGTTTCATAGAAGATGACGGCGAAACCGAACACACCGATATGCGTAGCGTTGTAGAAGTAACTCCGCGCAAAGAGTACACGCTGAAATTCGTAGGTGCTACAAGCAACGATACTGTTGACGGCATCAAATTTGAGTGGGGCAAAACAATAAACGCTATGACAGCTAATATTGTCGACAAATAAGCGAGGTGCATCATGCAGATAGAATTTGAAATTGACGGTATGCGTCTGACAAGAACGTCAGACGCTTATGTAACAGAGGGAAGCAAGAACTTCGTGCAGTTGCTGTTCACGTTCTCCGACGATTGGGACGGCATCGACAAATATGCACTGTTTGCAAGGGACAACAAAACCTATGAAGTTGCTATCGTAGACGGCAAATGTATCGTTCCCTACGAATGTGCGAGAACATCGGGACAGTTTCAGCTTACAGTAGTAGGCAAGGAAACCGCAGGAGATGTTATTGCGACCACGAGTGACAAGGCGGTGCGGGTCAGTAGCAACGAGTTTGAAGAAAACCCAACAGGCTCAGAAACAAGACTGACTAACACATTCCTTGTCGATACGTTGGCGAGCGCAAAGGATTACGCCGATAAGGCGAAAGAGTACGCAGACAAGGCGGCAAGCGTAGAAATTAAGATGGACAAGGCTGTTGAGAGCGCACAGAACGCCGCCATAAGCGAGAAAGCCGCCAAAGGGTACGCTGATAAGGCTAAGGAGTATAGCGAGTCTGTAAACGTCTTTATCCCGTCCGTAGATGATGACGGCGTAATGACATGGACGAACAAAGCAGGTCTTGCCAATCCTGCTCCGGTAAATGTCAAAGGCGAACGTGGCGAAAAGGGTATCCAAGGCCCACAAGGTATCCAAGGCCCACAAGGTATCCAAGGTGCAACAGGTGCAGCGGGTACGGCAGCTACAATCAAAATCGGCACTGTTACCACGGGCGCAGCAGGAACATCAGCGAAGGTTGTCAACAGCGGTACTACATCTGCGGCGGTGCTTGATTTCACTATTCCGCAAGGTGCGAAAGGTGATAAAGGTAATACAGGTACTGCCGCAACTATTGAGGTAGGCACAGTAACTACAGGGGCAGCAGGTAGTAGTGCAAGTGTTACTAATAGTGGTACTGCTAGTAATGTTGTGTTGAATTTTACGTTGCCTAGGGGTAAAGATGGTAAAGATAGTAATGTTACTGTTGATACTGCGTTATCTGCAACCTCTACGAACCCTGTACAAAACAAGGTTATCAAAGCAGCTCTGGATGGTAAATTAGGTAAAAATGCAGCAGCAGCAAGTGCTAATAAATTAAATACTAATGGTGGTTCTGCTACTCAGCCTATATATTTTGCTAATGGTGTTCCTGTTGCTACTACATACACACTTGGCAAGTCTGTACCTAGTGATGCTAAGTTTACTGATACTGTATATAATCATCCAACTACACATCCTGCGTCTATGATTACTGGGTTGTCGACGGTTGCGACAAGCGGTAGTTATAGCGATTTGTCTAACAAGCCGACAATACCAGTTGTGCCAACAAAGGTATCGGCGTTTATTAATGATGCTGGCTATTTGACGCAGCATCAATCCCTTGATGGGTACGCCAAAACGTCTGTGGCTAACACATGGACTGCACAGCAAAATTTTCATGACCTTATGTTCAATCGAGAGAGATACACTACTTATGGTGTCAATGGTACATCATATAAACCTACTACATCTACAATATTTTTCACTGCGACAGGTGCATTTACGCTCAACCTTGCTACTTTGGCTGGGGCATTAAGTTCTGGTCAATCATCCGTATTTACTGCATATTTTGCTGCAAATGCAGACTACACCCTAACCATCACCAACGCTGGAACTATTAAGTACATTGGCAACGCAAGTGATGTAGCTATTACAAGCGCAGGACTGCTGTTGAACATCTTGATGCTGAAAGATGGCGATAATGTTACGAGTATTGTGCAAGCATCTAAGTTGTCGTGAGGTGAGCGATATGGGACTTAATAGATTGCTATTATCAAAGAAAACTGCT